GTGGGACCTTAACCAGCTGCTCGCGGCGTTCGAGGTGCACCTGCGGCAGAACTCGAAGGATGACGCAGCGTGGCGCCGGACTCACGCGGTCCTGACGGCCGAGCCGAAGGAAGTCCGCGACGAGCGGCGCCGGGCCGCGACTGCCGGTCGCAAGGCGCCGCAGCAGCGGCAGGGCATGTCGGTGGATGACGCCGAGTCGCTGCTCGCCCGGTTCGCCGCGAGCGAGGCACAGTTCACCAGGTAGCACGAAGGGCCCGGCCACCGGCCGGGCCCTTCGTGTTGCTCAGCACTCAGTGGGGGCGACGATCCACCCGGGACGGCCGAGAGACCGGTATCCCGCCACATGGGCCAAGGTTTCGATCATGTGAGACCAGTCGTCGATGCTGTGCTGGTCCAGGTCAGCGGCCCTGCGGAACGTCCCGAGCTCAACCTCACAGCTCTCGCCGTCAGGGACGACGCAGAGAAAGAGCTCGTGCTGGTCGTACGCCCCGGCCGTGGTGTGGCCGAGGCCGGACCCGCTGAAGCCGAGGGCCTTGACCCATCCGTCCAGCATGTCCTGCTCGCGGGACTGGTTGTTCGTCTGGTACTGCTCGCGCGGAACGTGGGCCCCGTAGAAGAAGCGCGTGCTGTGCTGCGTGCCCATCAGTCACAGTCCTCGTCGTCGATCTTGACCTTCGGCGCCTTGGGCTTCGACGTGCTGCCCTGCTCGACGGTGCTCGGCTTGGCAGGCGCCACGACACTGGGCTTCGTCGGGGACTTGCCGGGCGACGGCGCGGGCCGGGGCACCGGGGTAACCCGGGACGTCCCGGTGGAAGGCTTGCTGCCGCTGCTTCCGCCCGTGCCCCGGCCCAGAATGAGACTGGCCGACATGGACTCGTCCTCGCGGCAGTCCTCGTCGCCCTCGGTGCCCGCGCACCCGGTCAGCAGGACGGCGGCCAGCGTGGCAGCCGTCAGCGTGGCGCCGATCGCGTGATTGCGGATCTTGCTCATGGGTTCCCCTCGTAGTTGCTGTGTTCCGGTAGCAACCATTATGAATGGTAGGTACGGCCAACGTCAACCCCGGCCGGATAGACTCGTCGTGACTGCTGCGCGTTAGGCCGGGTCGACGGATCCCGGGGCGGCCGGATCCCCACCACCGGAAGGGACGATCCTGTGGCCGACGAGAACCTCGGTACAGCCAGCGTCACCATCATCATTGACGACACGGCCACCGATGCGAGTCTCGCGCGGCTGTCCGACAAGATCGAGCAGTCGCTCGACGAGGGCGCCCGCGACGGTGCCCGCCGTATGCAGCGTCAGCTCAACCTGGCCATCCGCAAGATCAGCCCTCTGCGGGTCGAGATCGCGGCGGATACCCGCCGGTTCCGCGCCGCACTTAACAACCTGAACAACCTGGGCAGCAGTGAGATCACCGTGGTCCCCGGCGTGGACCCCGAACGGTTCCGGCGCGAGTTGCAGCGCCGTGTCCGTGGCATCTACGTCCGCATCCCCGTGCAGCCGGACTTCGACGGATTCGACGCTGCCGTACGGGCTCACCGCGCGCCGGACATCGACGTACGGGTGCGGCCCAACGTGGACAGCCGCGCCCTTCAGAAGGGCCTGAAGGGCATCGGCAGCGCCCTCGGGAAGCTGGGCGGTATCGCGGGCGCCACGCTGGCGATCGGCGGCCTGGGCATCGCGGCGGCCAGCACGGCCGCGTCCATCGGCGGGCTGCTCGCGGCGCTCGCCCCGATCGGCGGCATCCTCGCAGCAGCGCCCGCTGTCATCCTCGGTGCCGTCGCCGCCTTCGGCACACTGAAGATCGCCCTGTCCGGGGTGGGCGACGCCTTCGGTGCGGCCCTCGGGGATGACGCCGAGAAGTTCGAGAAGTCCCTCGAAGGCCTGTCCCCGGCAGCGCAGTCGGTGGCCCGCGAAGTGCGCGCGCTCAAGCCCGCCTTCGACAACCTGAAGTCCACGGTCCAGGACCGGTTCTTCGTCAAGATCCAGGGCGACATCACCCGCACTGCGAAGGCGCTTCAGGGCCCGCTCAAATCCGGCATCGGGCAGATCGCGGACAGCTGGGGTGGCGCCGCCCTCGGCGTCCTCGGGTACGTCCAGGGTGCCAAGGGTGTGTCCAACATCCGTTCCATCCTCACCGCGTCGAACCAGGCAGTGCAGGGTCTCTCGGACGGCACGAACAAGCTGACGGCGGGCTTCCTTCAGGCTGGCGCCGCGATCTCTGTGGCGTTCGGCAAGGAACTCGAAGGCGGAATCTCGGACACCCTTCAGGACTTCGGCACGTTCCTTCAGGAATCGGCCGGTGACGGGCGGCTGGTCGCGTGGGTGAACGGCGCGCTGGACGCCTTGGCTCAGCTCGGTGACCTTCTCGGCAACATCGGTGGGATCATCTCGGGCCTGTTCTCGGCGGCCGACCAGGGTGGCGCAGGGTTCCTCGCCAACCTTCAGCGGATCACGCAGACGTTCGAGACGTTCGTCAAATCGGCGCAGGGTCAAGAGGCCATTGCCAACATCTTCCGGACCATCGCCACGGTGGCCGCCCAGCTCGGGCCGATCTTCGTGGCCATCGTTCAGACCCTCGGCGGCATCCTGCCCGCGCTGACCCCGCTGCTCACTGCCATCGGTCCGGCGATCACCGCCGTTATCAACGCGCTCGGCCCGGCCATCTCGGCGCTGCTGCCGGGCGTCACGGCCGTCGTCAACGGGATCATCGCCGCGCTCGGTGCGATCACCTCGTCCGGCGCGCTGAACCAGCTGGGCGCGGCCTTCGGCGCCGTCCTGACCGCCGTGGCGCCGCTGCTGCCTGTCATCGGCCAGCTGGTGGCGTCCGTCGTCAGCGCACTGGCCCCCGCCATCGGGGCACTGGCGAACGCACTGGCCCCGGTCATCTCGGCGATCGCCGGTGCGCTGACCCCGATCCTGCCGCCGCTGGTGGCTGCGTTCCAGGCCGTGGTCACCGCGATCACGCCGCTGCTCACGATCCTCGGGTCCACCCTGGGCAACATCATCACGGCGCTCTCGCCGCTGCTGCTCACCCTGGCCACGACCATCGGCACGATCGTCGCAGCCGTCGCGCCGCTGATCACGCAGCTGGTGAACGGGCTGGCCCCGATCTTCGAGGCCATCGCACCGATCATCACCAGGCTCGTCGAGGCCATCACGCCGCTGATCATCCAGCTGGTCAACGCGCTGCTGCCGGTCCTGCCGCCGATCATCGACGCGTTCCTGGCGATCATCGACGCCGTGGTCCCGCTGGTCGAGCCGATCGTTGCCCTGGTCGAAGCGCTGGCGCCGCTCGTCGCACTGATCATCAGCGCGCTGGCGCCCATCATCCAGTTCGCTGCCGAAGTCGTGAAGTGGCTGTCGCTGAACGTCGTCGTTCCGATCATCGAAGCGATCGTCTCGGTCCTGACCGACATCATCGAAGTAGTCACGAAGGTCATTACCGCGATCGTCACCTTCGTCACGGACGTCAAAAAGTTCTTCAAGGACCTCAGCGACAACGTGGTGAAGATCGTCGCCGCGCTGATCGTCAAGGTCCGGGACTTCTTCAAGAACATGGACGACCAGGTCATCCAGACCATCGCCATGTTCGTGATCGCGATCCGCGACAAGTTCAACGAGGTGAAGGACGCCGTCACCAGGAAGGTGGCCGAGCTCGTCGCGGACGCGGTGCGCTTCTTCAGCGAGCTGCCCGGCAAGGTCCGGTCCGCCCTGTCCAACTTCGCCAGCACGATTGCCTCGGTGGCCGCCGAGGCGGCGCGCGCCTTCGGTGAGCGGATCGGCAAGCTGATCGCCGACGCGGTGCAGCGGATCCGTGAGCTGCCGGGCAAGGCCCGGTCCGCCCTCGGGAACCTGGGCAGCTACCTGTACAGCGCGGGTCAGGACCTGATCCGGGGCATGATCAATGGTGTCAAGGCCATGGCCGGGAACATCGCAGGCGCCGCCCGCGATGTGGTAAAGGGCGCCGTCGACTCGGCAAAGAGTTTCCTCGGCATCGCCTCGCCGTCGAAGGTGTTCAAGCAGATCGGCATCTTCGTCGGACAGGGCCTGGTCCGTGGCCTCACCGCGAGCGAGAACTCGGTGAAGGACACGGCGGACAAGCTGGTGTCCCTGATCGTCGATGCGTTCAAGGGCAAGGCCGGGGCAAAGACCCGCCTTGACGACAACCTGATCCGCGCGGTCCGTGCCACGCAGTCCGAGCTGAACAAGCTGGTGAACGAACGTGAGCGGCTGGCCGAGAGGATCGCCGAGGCCAACAAGTTCGCCGCCGACACGGCGGCCTCGGCCGCTGCCGAGTTCAACCTGAACGACCTGTTCAGCAAGGTCCGGGAAGCCAACCAGAAGCTGCGCGAGGAATCGAACAAGAACAAGCTGAACGGCATCGGCGGATTCATCGGCGTTACGGCAACCGGCGAGATCGACCAGCTGACGAAGCGGCTGGAAGACTCGGCGGCCCGTATCCGCCGGTTCAACAAGCAGATCACGGACCTGGCGAAGCGGGGTCTGCGCAAAGACCTGATCTCGCAGCTGATCGGGCTCGGGCCGGACGCCGGTGCCGACCTGGCGCAGCAGCTGTCGAAGGCTTCGAACGCCCAGATCCGGGAACTGAACGCAGCACAGAAGCAGCTCGACGATGCCGCCAAGAAGTTCGGCAAGGACTCGGCGGACAAGATGTTCGACGCTGGCGAGCAGGCGGCGAAGGGGTTCCTGGCCGGGCTGAAGGGCCAGAAGAAGGACATCGAAGACCTCATGATCACGATCGCGCGGGGGCTGACCCGTGCGATCAAGACGGCACTCGGGATCAAGTCCCCGTCCAGGGTGCTTATGGCCATCGGCCGGAACACCGGGCTGGGGCTCATCAGCGGTATCGCCGCGACCGGCCGCGCGGTGGCCGGTGCCTCGGCAGCCATGGCCGCCAGTGTGGTCAGCGGCTTCGGATCGGGTCCCGCTCTGGCAGCCCGCCTGGGCACCATGACAGAGCCGTTCGGGGCCTCGGGGTCCCTCGGGTCCAGCGGGTCCGTGAACGCCGCTCAGCGGGGCGCCCAGGGCCTCTCAGCCCGCACGACGTCCAACCCCTTTGGATCGGGCGGCAACTCGCGCACGGTCAACGTCGAGCAGGGGGCCATTGTCATCAACGAAGTGGGCAACGCCGAGACGACCGCCACCCGGATCATGAACCGGCTGGTGGGGGCTGGCGCTCTGATCTGACGCAGCACTACGTGACCCCTTGCCAGGAATAGGCCCTCGGCAGAATGGTGGGCACTTATGGGGTGGGCATCGTTGCAGGTCAGGCCGTTACGGCAGAAACTTCCAGAAACTATGAGGGCCCCTATGTATGTACATCAGGGGTGTGGCAGTTACACATACGCGCGCGCCCGCGTGTGAGGTGTGCCCACACCCCCGTGTGTTCCCTTATAGGGACCCTCATAGTTTTCCCGTGAAAGTGCCGTAACGGCCTGACCTGCATGTTTGTCCGGCTTGTTTCTGCCCACTTCTGCCGCGCGCCCGATATGTCCTCACCCGGTCCGGGGCCGGACCGCCCGGTAAGCTGGTCTCACACCGGGACCGACGGAAGGACACGCCATGCAGGAACTACTGGGCGCAGCCGTACTGCTGAGCCTCGCCAGCTACCGGGCCACGCAGCTCGTAGTCTGGGACACGATCGGTGACGGCCTGCGCAAGCGGCTCGAAGTGTGGCGCGTCTCGAAGTTCGACAGCCGGTTCCGGAAGTTCGTCTGGGACCTGATCACCTGCACGTACTGCACCGGCTGGTGGCTGTCCATGGTGGCCGCGCTGACCTACCTGACGGCTACGGACCGCTGGTCCTGGGACCCCGGAACCCTGGCCGTCAACGCCATCTTCTGCTGGGCGATCGCTGGCGCGCAGGCCCTGCTCAACCGCTGGGACGATTCGCGCCCCGGCCACCAGCCGGAAGGAAACTGATGGGTGCCATCACCGAAATCGTGGCAGCCGCCACCCGGATCCTGACGAAGAAGAAGGGCGGCGGCACGTCCTCATCGAACGGCGAGTCCGCCGCCGCCTGGGACATGTTCAAGACAGTCCCCGAGGTAGGCACCTACGCGGACTGGGTCAGCAACGCCATGTCCGGCGCCACTCTGTTCGCCGGGAAGCGCGGGCCGGACGGTACCATTCTGAACGCGCCCGACGACAGCCGTGCCGCCCAGCTGGTCAGCTCGATCGCGGGCGGCCCCAGTGGGCAGTCCAACATGCTCGGCGACTTCGGTACGCAGCTGGCCGTGACCGGTGACTCATGGCTCGTCATCGTCCCGGACGGCAGCAGCGACAGTCTGGCCGACGACCGGTGGATTGTGCTGTCCACCCAAGAGGTCAAGGTCCAGCGCGGCAAGATCACGGCCACCATTGACGGTGAGCAGGTCGAGATCACCGAGTACGACCCCGAAGTCCCGCAGGACCCGGACACCCCAGTCGTCATGCGGATCTGGAAGCAGGCACCGTACCGCCGCGAGGCATCCACGTCGCCGGTGATCCGGTCGCTGGTCATCCTGGAAGAGCTGCGCCTGCTGAACGCAGCCGTCGCGGCGATCGCCCGGTCCCGCATTACGGGGCGCGGCATCCTGCTCATCCCGTCCGGCGCGCGCTTCCCCACGCAGCCCGGCCAGGACGGCGCTGAGGACTCGCTGCTTGACACGTTCATCGAAGTCGCCAGCACGGCGATCCGTGAGCCCGAGTCGGCG